GGTTTTTAGAGGGAGCAAAGTCTGTAACAAGTAGTATGGATGCTAGTCGTGAGGCTAGTCATTCTATTACTAAGAGCATTACCGATGTACAGAGGGAAGCTGCGTCAGCAGCCCAGCAGAAAGACCTAGAGCGTAGAAGACAGATAAGAGAGTCTCAGGTTTTAAAAGAGCAATACTTTAAACGAGCAATGATGGAATGGCAACGACAAGAAACCATTCGTGTTGAAGAAGAAAAAGTAAAAGCTGATTTCATTAGAAGACATGGCAGTAAACGCTGGGGTGAAATCGAATCCATTAAACAAAAGATAGAGAGACAAGACAATGAACTTAATCGAGAGTTTAAAGAAGATCTGGCAAAGAGTCGTAGAGCAATGTTCATGTGCTATGCAGTGGCTGCAGTCATTGCTTGGTACCTTACTTGGGGTCATAAAGGGTAAATAATGTTTACACTAATATCCACAGCTTTGTCCTTCCTAATGGGTGGACTACCAAAACTACTAGACTTCTTCCAAGACAAGTCTGATAAGTCACACGAACTAGAACTTGCTCGTATGCAGATGGACAGAGAACTCCAGATGCTAGAGCGTGGCTATGCTGCACAGGCTAGAATCGAAGAGATCCGTACAGATCAAGTGCAGATGCAAACGCAGGCACAAGAACGTACAGCTATGTACCAGCATGACATTGAGATAGGTAAGGGTGCAAGCCAATGGATCATTAATCTACGGGCTTCTGTACGTCCTGTAGTTACCTACCTATTTGTATTATTGCTTATCATTGTTGATGTAGCTTCTATTATGTGGGCATGGTCTACTGGTGTTTCTTTTGTAGAGGCTATCCCTATGGTATTTGATGCAGATGAGATGCAGATCCTTGCCTCTATTATTGCCTTCTGGTTTGGTACCCAAGCATTCGCTAAGAAATGATTGAATTTACAAACCTATTTAATACCTACCCAGTAGGTGTTTGTCTTGGGTTAGCTGCATTTGTTAACTATACTTTTCTACTAATCGTCCATGCATGTGAGTGAAAAAGTAATAGAGATGATTAAGCATCATGAGGGGATTAGAACTTCCCCATACCAGTGCCCAGCTTTATTGTGGACGGTTGCATGCGGGCATGTGATAGATCCTAATCATGCTAAAGTACCATTGGCAGAAAGAAAAGCATTGCCAATTCCTGCAGGATGGGATAGAATATTAAGTGGGGCTGAAGTCGATGAAATTCTTGCTAAAGATTTGGAAAGATTTGAAACTGGGGTACGAAGACTATGTCCTAACGGTCTTAATACTGGTCGCTTTGGTGCACTTGTATCATTCGCCTTCAATGTTGGACTTGGTAATCTCCAAAATTCTACCCTTCGGATGAAGCATAACCGAGGTGAATATGAAGCAGCTGCCGATGAATTCTTAAAGTGGAATAAGGCAGGTGGTAAAGAATTAAAAGGTCTTACCACTAGACGAAAAGATGAAAGAGCGTTATACCTTTCATAATAATTAATTACAAGTAAGGGTTGCATAATATGGCAGATAAAACATTTACAGAAAAACAACGGGAAGTAATCGCTCGTAGGATGGGCTATGATGGTCCTATGCAAATGTTCGATGAGTATCTAAAGTCTAGTCCTAACGATGCTAGGAAGTTTGGTTTGATTACAGACAAGTTCATGGCTCGTGGTGGTATGGTTAAGATGGCTGATGGCGGTACTATTACTGCCCCAGAAGAACAGACCCTTACTACAATTCCTACTGCCCAAGAAGCAGGGAATGTTACTACCAATGCTGTAACTGGTATGCCGATTCAACCCCAAGTTGCTCAAGTAGCACCTGCATTGCAGACAGTTCAAGCTGGTCAGACACTTGCTACTGAGTTAGCCCCAGCACAAGCAGCCCAAGCTACTGCTGCTGCACCTATTACTGCAGCCACTACAACTGCTCCCACTATTACCCCTACAGCTACTATGGAGGCTGTACAAGCTGCACCTGCAGTACAACAGGCAACTGCTGCAGTTAAACCTGCACAGGGTGTTGTATCAGAGCAAGCCCAAGTACAAGCTGCACAGGCTGTACCTACTCAAACTGCTGTTGGTCAGCTAGATGCTGCTCAAGGTTTAACCAGACAAGTAACTGGTGCACCTGTACGTGGTGAACAGATTGGTGAGATGGTAAGTGGTCCTGCTGTGGACATGGCTAAAGTAGAAACTAACTTAGCTAAAGCAGAAGCTGCTCAAGGTGTAGTCACAGAAGACATGACAGTTCAAGGACAGTTAGCTAAATTAACTGCTGGCTTTGAATCGGGTAATCCCCCATCATGGGCTGCTGCATCCTTACGTAATGCTACAGCACAGATGGCTGCTCGTGGTTTAGGTGCATCTAGCCTAGCAGGTCAAGCTATTATTCAAGCTACCCTAGAGGCTGCTGTACCGATTGCTAGTGCTGATGCTCAAGTGTTCCAGCAGATGGGTCTACAGAACCTGTCTAATCGTCAGCAGGTAGCTGTATTAACTGCCCAGCAACGTGCCCAGTTCTTAGGTCAAGAGTTCGATCAGTCATTCCAAACCCGTGTAGTTAATGCTGCTCGTGTAGCTGACATTGCTAACATGAACTTTACTGCACAGCAACAGGTAGCAATGGAGAATGCCCGTCTAGCACAGACAATGGACTTGGCTAATCTAAATAACAGACAAGCCCTTACCATGGCTGAGGCTGCTCAGATTGCTAACTTAGAGACAGCTAACTTAAATAATAGACAGCAAGCTGCCGTAGTGAATGCTCAGACATTCTTGCAGATGGATATGACTAACCTACAGAATGAGCAACAGGCAGAGATGTTCAAGGCTCAATCTAATATTCAGTCTATCCTGACAGATCAAGCTGCAGTTAATGCATCTAGACAGTTCAATGCCTCTAGTCAAAATCAAGCAGATCAATTCTTTTCTAATCTGACTGCACAGGTAAAACAGTTCAATACCCAGCAGTCAAATGCTATGGCACAGTTTAATACCGATCAGGCTAATACTGTATCTAAGTTTAATACGGAAGTACAGAATCAGCGTGACCAGTTCAATGCTCAGAATCGTCTAGTCATTGACCAGTCCAATGCTCAGTGGCGTAGAGAGATTTCTACAGCTAACACAGCAGCTATTAATCGTGCCAATGAGTTCAATGCTACTAAAGCTATGGAAGTTACCATGGTTGAGTATAACAATATGTGGCAACAGTTCCGTGATGAGATTGAGTATTCATGGAAATCTGCTGAAAACGTAGCTGATCGTGTCAATCAAATCACACGACAAGAGATCTCTTCAAATGCTACAATATTAGCTGCAACCATGGCTAAGGATGCTGAGATTACTAAGACCATTGGTACATCTGCAGCCACTATCTTGAGTGGTACAGGCATAGCTCCTAAGGTATTTGGTGAAATCTTTAACTGGGGAACTAAAGCAACAGACTCCATATCTAGTTGGTCAGGTGGATTGTTTGGTGGCGAAACTGGTCCAGAGTTTCTAGGTGGCGGTGGATATGACGCTAACGAAGCTGGTGCGTAAATAATAGATATAGGATACTTAAATGAGCGTAGACATTTATAAAAAGAAAATAGAAGAATATATTAGTAAGAAGGAAAGTTCTAAGACTGAACTAGATTCTGCTCGTGGATTGCTTGCACCTAAAACTATGAATAAAGAAGTCAAGCAACAACAAGATATGATTTCTAATATTAGTGAATTTATATATGCCTTACGTCAAAAGAGAAAAGAATTAAAAATGAAAAGGGGTAAACAATAATGCCAGCAGATGCAGCGTTTATCAATGCTCCGATTCCCGGTATGTCACTTACTAGTGAACCGGGCAATCGCCCATGGGAGAATCCTCCTAACTTAGTATCTGTAGAAGATGCTATGGAGTTCTATACAAAGCGTATCTTAGGTACTCCTGAGAACTATGATCAAGTATTAGACATTCTTGAATCTGGTTTACCAGTTCGTAATGTTGCTAATATTCTCATGAAGACTAGTGTTATGGAAGGCAACCATACTATTGACGTAGGTATTCTTGTGTTGCCTGTCATTGAAGAACTATTGATGGCAGTAGCAGATATGCATAATTCTGAATATACAGAATCAATTGATTCACTATTTAAAGAGAATGTTGTAAGTCGTAGACAGGCTCGTCTAGCTGTACAAGAATTAAAAAAAGAAAGAGCACAACCTAAAGTAGAACCAACAGAACAGCCAAAAGGTTTAATGGCTAAACCTCAAGATATGGTGGAATAATATGGGATTTGACATTGGTGCATTTTTTGCTGGTGCCTCAGAAGGGGCAGCCGGTGCAATTGATAAACGTAATAAAGAGATTCGTCAAAATACATTACGTGAATTTGACTTATTACAGAAACAAGCCGGAGAGCAAGAAGAAAAGTTACGCACTAAACGTGACGAGATGAAAGCTACTGCTGAAGTTTTATCTTCCTATAGAGGTGCTAATAAAATAGGATTTACTCAAGCACAAATTGTGGGGCTATTACAGAATCCTGCTGTTGCAAAAAACGTAGTAGAAAAGTTAAAAGCAAACGAAGATGGGTTACATAAAGTAGATTTTTCAACACTCTATACTGTAACTAAAGGCAAGACAGATATTACTCCAGATGATGTAATTAAACAAAGTACATCTATACCTATGGGTATGCCAGAGGAACCACGCAAAGTAGTTCGTGGTGCATTTGGATTAGAGTCACCTGCATATGAGCAAGCACAAGCTGAATTTGAAGCGTCTACTGGTAAGTCATTAAGACAAGTTAGAGCCACTGCAAAGGGACCAATGCCAATGGAAGGTGTTGTTGAAGGCATAGTAGACTTCTCACAATTTAAGAAACCAGATGCTTTAGCAAATGTTCAAGCTGAATTAAGAGATCATATTGCAGAAGGAAAAGATACTAAGACCGGCAAGGGCAAAGTCTTAATGGATAAATTAGTTGCAAACTCCGTCATTGAAGCTAGGTTCAAAGACACTGAAGACAAAGACAGAACCGCTGCACAAATTAGTTCTGTATTCAATCAATCTTTACGTGCTGGAATGGACCCACTTTTAGTTAAGGGCACAATACGATTTAACGAAGGTACGAATGAATACGTTCCTACAGTTGGTGATGCTAAATCTATTAAAGAATTCCAAGATCAGAAGAATAAAATTATTAGAAATCAAGCAATCTCTATGGGTATCTTAGATGATGCAGGAAACATTATCGGTGGAAGAAATTCACGGGATGCACTATTGCCTTACGCTAATATAGAAGGAAATAAAGTAAAGTCTTGGAGATCAATAGAAGTTGAAGAGGAAAAGAAATCAGCAACAGAGGCACCTGCTAAGCCAGCAGCACCAGCTGCACCAGCAACTGAAGCTAAACCACAGGTTAAATCTGTAGTATTTAAAGATCAAGACATTCCCATGGTCCCACTTACTGCAGATGGAAAAGGATTAGACGGCTCTAAAATGGTATTAGGAAAACAATATAAAAATTCAAAAGGCGAGATACGGGTGTGGAACGGTACATCACTTCAGCCACTGTCGTCTAAGTAACAAAGGATAAACATGGCTAGTGAATTTGACTTGCCAATAGTTGGACTACCTAAGAAACCTGTTAGTCCTGCTGTTGCACAAACTACCACATTAACTCAAACTCCTGAAGAGCAACCTACTTCAGAGTTTGATTTGCCTGTTGTAAATAAGAAACCATTAGATCAGCAAGTACAAAGAATCAAGAAGGAAGAACAGATTCCATTTGAATCTTTGTATAAAGATCCTGAGAATCTTAAAGTAATTAAAGAGTACGGTGAAGTACGCTTTGGTGAATCAGGTAAGCAAAAGAAAGGTGAGTCTGACGAAGACTATGCCAAACGATTCATGACAGCAATGCGTCAAGTCGAATGGAATACTTCTCTTAATGCCATCCCAGAATTAAGTTGGATTAACAATGCTAAACCAGAAGAAGTTGTAAAGGCTTCTCGTGCCCACAATTTATATGACAAAGTACCAGCATGGTATGAGAAGGGTGGACAACCGGGGGCTAGACCTTTTGGTGAGGCTTTATTATCTGCTGTATCTGAGCCTACTAATATCCTTAGTGCCGGTATCGGTGCTACTGCTAGATATGCTGTAGCTAGACAAGCTATTAAGAATGCAATAAGTACTAAAGTAAAAACTGCAGCGGTTGCTGGTGGTGCTGAAACAGTTATTGGTGTAGGTCAAGATGTAATCAGTCAAGACATTCGCATGAAGACGGGTGTACAGGAAGAGTTTAGTTATGGTCAATTAGCTATTGCTGCAGGTCTTAGTGCTTTTGGTGGTTCATTAGAAGCTATTACAGCAGTCGGTACTAAGCCAATTAAAACTAGCAAGCAAGAACTAGCAGATAAGCTACAGGGTAAGAAGCAGGTTAAAGATGATCCTGCTACTACTGAACTCAATAAAGCATTCGATAAGTCCCAAGAAGATCTACTCAATGAGTTTGATATCTTTGAAGGTCGTAGAACTTTGGATGCAATCTCAGCCCCAACAGATTTAACTCAGGCACAAATCCGTACAGACATTAATCGTAAGGCTATTGATGTAGCTAAGTATGTTATGTTGCTTGCACCTGAGTATCGTCCAGCACAAGGACAAAAGGTAAGTGATGCAGTTAAGAATGTATTCATGTCTATGGATAACATTGACAATGATGTCATTGATGCTGCCTTAAAGAAAGCTAACCTATCTCCAGTAGACTTTGCTCAGGCTACCCGTACTACCGTAGCTGATGCAGGTAATATCATGCAAGGGTATTCTGCCCTAGCCCGTACTCTAAATAAAATAAAACAGATAGACCCAGAGGCACAGAAGCTAGTTGATGCTATGTATGGCAGAGACAATGAAGCTGTATCTATGATGGGTAATACCCTACGTGCAATCAACAGGCTGGAGCGTGAGTCCAAGGCTATCGTGGTATCGGGTATCGGTACTACAGTACGTAACATCATGGGTACAGGCACAGCCATGACCTTTGATGCTGCCTCTAAATTAATGGAGGGTACCTTATATACCACAGGTAAAGCCCTGACTGGTATGGCTACTGGTACCTACAATAAAGGAGATATATCTAGAG